GATTTCCTGCTGAACCTGTTTCACCGTTCACCCAAATTTGACCACCAACATTGAATTGAGAACCACTTATTGTGATATCTGCATCTACAACTGCCAATGCTCCACTTACTATTAATGAGTATGCATCTCCGGTTGTACCCAATGTTAAATTATTAATAACACTTCCATCTAATTGACGAGATGATGTAATTACATTTTCAGTATTTAATTTTGCTTTAATTGTTAATCCAATTGAAGATGTAAATGCGTTTAATGAAGAACTTACTGATGTCAAATTTGAACTTTGTGTTGCAAATGTATTTGATACCGATGCACTAAAATCTCCAGTCACACTTGCAATTGAAGAACTTATTAAACTTAAACTTGTACTTACTGATGAACTTAATGCCGTTACTGAAAATGCACTTCCGCTTAATGTTGCGGCAATTGATGAACTTATTGATGATGATATTAAAACTTGTGATGCTGATAAAGAAGAACTTATTACTGCTACTTCTATATCCGTTGCTATATCACTATATCCAATTGTTCCACTAATATATATTTGAGATGAACCCGATACAATCCCATTTGGCAAAACCGCTGCTACATTGTTTGTTATAATATTTACAATTGATTGAGAAAATGTAGTTTGTATAGATTGTGAAACAATTTCATTTACAGAAGCACTAAAATTAGTACCCGTTTCAGCTGCGGTAGTTAATGCAGAACCACTTTCTATTTGTTTTAATCGTATGAAGTTTGCCATTTATTTGAGTTTACCTATAACATAAATATCATTAATTGTAACATTATCAAAATCAATATATCTATCATTCAAGGTTATTACTACATTACTCCCAACTTCTTTAATTGTAAAGTTTCCTGGAATATGTAAACCATAAACTAATATTTCAAAATTATTTGGAGATGCTCCTTCCGTTCCATAATCTAATACTACGTTATTAATAGTTAATGTATTTGCTATATTATCAAACCCATCTACATATCTTTCTGCTTTTCTAGCACTATAATCTAATAATTCTGAATGAAAATCATCAATCTTAGATTTATTATTTATAAGTTTTATAGGATTTGGATTTGAACGAGTTTTTGATTCAAATTTTGTATTATTTGGAATTTCAATATTTTGTAAACTTCCTGTTAAATCCGTAGACATCAAATTATTGGGATTTATTTTTGGTATAATCCTATTGAGTTTTCTGGCATTTGAATTAAATTGTTTAAGCATATTTTTCTATATCTCCATGTATTTCAATATAATCATCATCATCCAATTCAAATTCAAATTGTGATTTTATAAATTTAATTAATAATCCACTTCCACCTTCTTCAATAATATAATCTCTTGGAGATATTCCTTGAGTATTTACCATTACTAATATTCTATCTTGTGATTCTCTTAATTCAATTTCACGTAATATATTTACCAATCTATGATTTGGAGCTTCGTAAATCCAATAATCGGAATGATTTAAATCTTTTGGAATTAAAACTGCCATTATTGGTTTTCTAAATAATTTTTGTGTAATATCTGCTAAAGTTCTTTTCATTATACATCTAAGAATTTACCAGTTATAATAATTTCATCTGCGGCAGTTACATTAAATCCTAAATTAGCAGAAATAAAATTAATTGTTAAAGTATTTGAAGTACCTGTACAAGTAAAATGTGTAGTTTGATAATACCTTACACCATTTATATAAATTTTAGCATCATACATCGTACTATTTACTGATAACCCAGCTGATATTACTGATTGTAATTGAGGAGGTGATTGTACTAATTTAATACCTGTAAATGTTATAGTATTATTTGTAGTAGGGTTACCTACTTTACTATTATTTATTGAAAGAAAATCAATTAAATCTTTATTATCATAATACGGCGATGGAGTTGTAAGTAATCCTTCTAATCTGCCATTCGCAGTTACATCCGTTTCGGTTGCAACAACTATTTTACTACTATTAAATGATTTTTTAGTTGTATTTTCTCCATCAAATTTTTCTGGAAGTAAATATGCTTTAACATTCAAAGTAAATTCAACTCTATTAATTCTTTCAGTTCCTTCTCCTACTTCATTTATTACATTATAATCTGCAATTGTTGTATTGAATTTAAATTTTTGTTTATCACCCCAATATTCATCCGATGAATATGTTAGAGATTCAATTACCGCATTAAGATGTTCTGTATAATTAGTCCAACCCATGCATTCGTAGTTTATTTCTACATAATCTGGCATTGTTATATTATGAATTTCGTACTTCGGTGTGGTTGCTTTTCCTAAAAGAGTAAATCTACTATATCGATTATCTTTTGAATATTTTGTAACCGCTTGATATGAAACGTGTCTATTTAACATAGGCATTGTTTCATTTTTAGCCACCGATGTTCTTTTAATCATCATTAACGGTAATTGTAATTTACCTTTTTGGTCTCTGTAAACCCCTTGTCTACGGGCACCATTCCATCTTTCGGAGTTACCATATATAACGGGAATCTTTAATGCCTTACCATTATCATCCAATGTAGGTAATACTACATTTTCTAAATAAGTCATTATAGCATAATCTACATCAAACAAAGATACGCTTTGTTTTATATCAGTTTTTGAAGATTTAATTTGATTTGCTCTATTTAAATCTTGTCTTAATGGGTTAGTTGCCATAATTATTTAATTCTTTCTTCTATATTAAGATTAGATTTAGATACCATAAATGTTGATATAACAATACTGAAATTATTATAAGGTTGTCCACCTGCGAATTGAATTTCAGTTGTATTATCTATTTCAAAATATGAATTATTGTAAAATATAATATCACCAACTTCAGGATATACATTAATTTCTTCACATTTAAACCTATCAACTTTGAATGTAATGTTTTGGTCGGTATCGGCACCAAATCCTTCGTATCTTGCACCTTCCGGTTCTCTATCCACTAATGCATATAGATTCACACCAGGTAACCAAGTTTTATTCATAGCTTCTCCATATATGTTTACCTTTGTTTCGTTTAAATTAATTTTAAACAAAGTAATTATATTTTGAACTACATCATCAACTAATTCCCTAGCTATGGATTTAAAAAAATCTACATCTCTTTCTAATACAAATTTTGGCATATTATCCTACATATATTTTTAAAGGAACTTTTCTCAACATATCCTGATGATGGTCTGATTCATGTGCTTGTTTTTCAAACACATTCTTTCTACTCATCTCTTCCAAATTCTCTCTCAATTGAGTCATCAACATATCTTTTTCTACTTGTGCTTCTGCTCTCAATGCTGCTCCATCTAAATTAACTTCGCCATCCGGAATTGGAACTGATGAATATTTCTCTCTAATAGCTCCTAATAATTCCTTTGATAATGCTAATGTATATTTTCTAATCCATTGCTTACCAACATCATTTATATTTGAATATTGAATAAAATCATATGGAATATCAGAATAATCAGAAAGTGAATCAGCTTGAATAGTTTGTGAATCATGTTCAAATTCATCTCTACTCATATACTCAAAGTATACTTTTGTAAGTGTACTCGCAGTTGGTACAGGAAATATTTCTAATTTATTATCAACAATGTTAAAACTATGAGCTGATTTACGAATGTGGTCATTAAATTCAATTTGTTGCATTCTTAACACATCCTCATATAAAGGCATCATTAAGAATTGTGCTGCTGGTGAAAATTGTCCAAATCCTAACTCACTCATTAAGTTCAATGTACCCTGTGCTCCTACGGAATACGGGTCAAAGAAACGTGCAATAGCAGGAGTTGCTTCATGGAATACTCTAGTCACATCTATCGTAGAACTACCTGTAAATAATGTAGTAAATGATGAAGATGTTTCCACATCAACAGATGCACTCATTATATTATATATTTGTTGTCCAGGAACTAAATCAATATATGCTTTTTTAATTGCAGTTGAACCTCCTACACCAGCTTGTGTTCCGTATTGTTGTGCCATACGGATAGCAGTTGGTAAGAATGAACCATCCACAAGTGTTTGTGAATAATTTGCAACTTTACCTTTGGGTTGTCCTCTAAGAATATCTACGTTATTTCTAAGATTGAATTGATTTACTTGCGCAGAATATTCCGATGTTGATTCTTCAAAACATGCAAATATTTGTTCGTTATCTAATTCGACATTGATAATTGGATATCCCAATCGTTTTGCTACCCATGTAGCGGTCTTAGGTGCATCGTTTCTAAAATCACTATCAGCATCATATAATCCAAAGGGAGTTGATGAGCCAGATATAAATGAACCGGATGCTGCGCCTGACCAATATGTGTTTACAGACATAATTCTTAATTATAGTTTTACTACTATAAATATAAGAATAAAAAAAGAGATGACATTTCTATCATCTCTTTCTCATTTTAGTTATTTTAGTATTAGAAAACTATACAAATGTTATCGCCAGTTCTATAAATATCACCTGCTGTTAATCCACCGGCGATTGCGGCTGCTTTATTAGCGTATGTTGGAATATTTGCAATATTTAATTTATTTACACCGCTAGTACCAATTTTTGGCATATTAGAACCACTACCGAATTGAATATATGCTCTATCCGCATTTTGAACACCGCTAAGTTGCATTGTATTTACAGTATTGATATCACCAATGTATATATCATCACCAACTTGAAAGTTAGTACCTGTTCCATTAACATCAGCTCTAACTGTATTAAATACTGCATCAATAGAACCATCGGTTAAATCCGTATCCTTTGCTAATCCATCGCCATCTAATGTTACTTGTAAGTCGGATACTAATATATATCCCACTCTACCATCTTCTTGTCTGGCTAAAATTTTGTCTGTACTTTCAGCTGTATATGTTGGTAAATCTTTTGC